ATATACATAGGAAATTCAGCACCTGTTTCAAACAATGCACCAAGATTTGTAGTAACACAATATAGACCACCTGCCATACATTCTAATAAAGATATACAAGATGTTTCTTCAAAAATACTTGGGTATGCATACATATTATATTTATGCATGTTATCTTTAATATAGCTATTAGGTCTATAACCTATGTAGTTTACATTAGGTAATTGTTTTGCTTGTTCATAAAGTTCTTTATAGTTATCATCATTTTTTTCCATAAAGTCTTTGCCATATATTTCTGTTGATGAATAAACATCTAAAGTAATTAATGGGTTCTTAACTAATTGCATAGCACCAAGTAAAACAGATAGTCCTCTCCAAGGTGTGTTCTGATGAATTATTTTTATAGGTTTATTTTTTTCATAAGGTTTCGCCTTTTGTATTTTGTCTATACCATTTTTAATTACTAAACATTTTTCTAATGGCAAATCAAATAACATTCTAAATTTTTCAAAAGTCCAATGAGAGTTAAATACATACCAATCATACTTGTGATGATTAGATTTATCTTGAAACCAAGGAGCTAAGTTAGGTTGGTCATAAGAATTTTTTTGCCAAAGTATATTTATCTTTGTTGGATGTAGTGGAATTTTTTCAGGTACAGAAGTTGTAATCTGTACTTGATCTAATAATTTTTTATCGACGTATTTTTCTAAATAATCAAATTGTAACTCTGTTCCGCCTTTAGGCATTTTATTTCTCAATAACATAACTTATACTTATCCTCCAATATGGTATTTTTTTAATTTCTTGAGATCTATGTAATTTATCAGCATCAAATAATACAAAATCACCAGGTTTATATTTAATAACTTCACCTTCTATATTTAATTCGCCTCCCCATTCTTCTGCCCATTGAGGCGTTAAAAATCCAATAATACTGTAACTCCCTACTTCATGTGATGCCTTATCTATATGAAATTCTGTATAATGATTTTCGTTTTGAGCATTTAAAGCTATTCTATTTACTTTTCTGACTAATGAAAAATTATGTTGTTCCTTTAATTTTTGATTTATTCTATCAAATAAACAATTAAAATATCCTAGCCAATATGGACTGTTACCAACTACTTCACCATGTTCCATTAAGCAAACACCTGGAAAAGTTCCACCTGGTTTTCCTTCAGAAGAACTTCTTGCTAAATTCCAAACATGCTGCCTTATCAAAGCACTGTATAACTCAAAATTGTCTTCTAAGGTTAAAACATTATTTATTATCTTTATCATTTTTCATTACTTTCTGGAATACATCCAAACCTTTCGGTGATACCTGTACTGTAACATCTGTTACAATATCAGGTCCCTCTACTTTCTCTTTAAACGTTTCACCTGTTCTTGTATTTCTATAAGTTGTTATAGTCGTACAATCTATTTTATGTATGTTATCCGTTTTCATTCTCTCTGTTTATAAGTGCGTAACTAACAAATCCTGTTATTTCATTTGCTGTATCTGCTTGCATCTTTATAACATCTCCTGCTTCTAAATTCAAGGTGTTTACAATCATATTTGTTATACTTTTATTAAGCTGTGCATGCCCTACTTCTACGTCACTACCTCCAGATTTTTTTAAATATAAATCAGCATCCACATTTGATGCATCCTGATGGCTAGCTTGTACGGTCTTTACAATAGCTACTGCTGATGTAGATATAGTCAATACTGTAGTTAAGTTAGTAGTAGTTAAATCAAATACTGCACTTTTATATTGTATGGTCATGATAAAAAGTAATTAAACGTATCTAGTTCGTTTTTCAAGTCTTGTTGAAAAGAAAAATTAAGTTGTTGTTTCATTGTATTTAAAGACTCCATAATCTGTCTTTGATTATCTACATCATAATCTTCTTTTGGTTCAGGTATGTAATTAGTTATCTTAGCCATTATACTGTCTGACTGTAAATATTAACTGGGTCAGCTTCCATTTCTTCTAACATATTTAATTTTTGTTGATCTTCTAAAGTAAATTCTGGACCACCATCCATGCCTGATAATACTTGTTTCTTTTGTAAACTTCTTAGTTGTGCTAGTGCGGGAGAATTGTTTGCTAGTTTAGCCATTAAGTCATCTATATTACCAACTTGATCTATTACTGGATCAGCTAAATTAGGAGCAAGTTCTTCTATAAATTGTTGAGAAGGTTTTCTTTGAGGTATTATTCCAAAACTACCTACATTAGGTTGCATTAATGCATTTATATTAGGTTTTGCTAATGTTTCTATACCTTCAAAAACAAGTTCATCTCGATTACTAAAATCAAGATCTGGTCTTAAATCAGCTGCAGTATTTGGAGTGATACCCATTTGTGTTCTTAAAGCGGCAAGTCTTTCATCTAAATTTGTTTCATTTAAAGATCTATTTTTATCTAAATATTTTGTTTGTAAAGTATTTTCTAATGTTTTAATTCTGTTAAGATTAATTCTGTCTTGTCTAGCTTGTTCGTATTCCTCTTGAGTTTCATATCCAGTAAGTTTTTTTCTTCTTTCTGGATCATTTAAAAAACTAAAAATACCACCCAAAACACCTAAAGTAGGGTCCATAAGACCTAATGCAATATTTTGTGGATTTCTTCTAACGTAATCTATTCCTTTACTAAGAAAAGGAATGTTTCTAGATCTACTATCTGTATAACCAGGATTTGTTCTTTGTACGTTTCTAACAAATTCATTTCTAGATTCTCTACCTCTATCGCCTGATACAAAACCTGTTTCAAACGTATTAGTTCCAGGAGGACCATATCTTTTTCCACCACCTTTAACAGCACCTGTTTGAGTTTGTGTTGCTGAGTATTGTTGTCTGTCCATACCTGAAGTAAAAGGACTGCTTCTTGTTGGTGCAGCAGCTCTTTGAGATGATTTAGTCCGACCACTAATAAAACCAGCATCTCTTAAATTTATTCTTTTATCTATTGTCATTATCTTCTACCATCCGGTTGTGCATCTAATCTAAGTGTGCCATATCTCCATGACTCACCTACTGCAGTATTTTCTATTTGAACAGAGACTAATCTACCTCTTGCTCTAGTATCTACTTTATCAGTAGAAGAGGTTATTGTAAAGGGTCCAAGTGGAGAGCTAACAGCTACGTCATCTGGATAACTACTTACAAATAAAGTTACTTGAGCATTACCTGTCTGGTATTTAAAGTCAGGTATAAATCGTTTTACAGACATAAAGTATTCTCCATCACCTCTGTAATCTGCAACTCCTGTTTGTACTCCTAAACCACTTGTTCTTGAAGTAATATCCCAATCTCCAGATCTAATAAACGCATCAATAGAAGTTGTGCCTGAGCTGTTAACTTGATCAGTACCTGTTTCATGAGCATAGTATATACTAGCTCCATATAAATTTGTTATACCTAATATACTTGGAAATACAGGTGTGGCTGTTGCTGTATACTCTGTTGCATATGGAACATTAAACACACCTTGATCTGTGTATGTAGTTCTAGCTAATGATGAAGTTGTCCAAACATTTTCTGAGTAATTATACGTAACACATCTATCAACTTGATCAGATCCATTTTTTGGATAAAACCAATTTATCTCTGTATACAAAGAATTAGGTGAAGAATACACAGTATCTCTTGCATTTAAGTTAATACCTAAATTATCTCCATCTGTACTAAATACAAAATCTTCTACAAGTGATGGTAATGATTTGACAGTACCATCATAAGCAAAAAAACCACCTTCGGCTGACATCCACCATACAGCACCGTTTGCATAAGACATAGCGTGTTGGCCAATACATCCACAGTTAGTACCAACTTGTCTAACAGAAAAAGTAAATGGCGGACCAACAAATTGAATTACATAAGCTGCAAGATCAGTTGCTACAAAAATATAATCTTTACCTTGTATGGCTGCTCTAATTTCATTACCAGTATCTAATCTAAAAGTACCTGCTGTGTTAGTTGCTGTAGGTGCATATGTATTTAAATCTTCTTGGTTTGAAAATCTTACAAACATAGGGTCTTGTGTTGTAGGATCACCTATAGTTGTTTCTGTACCTAAATGAAATAAGTGTCTATCTCTATCTGATACAATAGAAATTCTTGTAGCCGTTGGATTGTTTGTTGTGTTAAAATTAGTTGTTGACTGTGAAGCTCTTATACCTCTAGGTCCTGATGCTCCAGCGTCCCAAGTAAAAGTTTTACCATTAAATATAGTTGCAACAAGAACTTCACCAAAGTTATCAAGACTCCAGTTGCCTGGATCCAGAATCACGTTACTTACTGTTCGTTCCGTTCCCCAAGTAGAATCTCCCCATAAATAAGTTCCCCAACCATAACCCGCAGTTTGAAAAGTAGGACCCACTTCAACATAAGGATTAACAGTTGCTGCACCCGCTGCAGTCATACCTGTTCCTCCTT